AGGGCCGGCGATTTAGCTGGTGGCAGCAAGATTAGCTATGCCACAATTAAACGCATGTCTGCATTCTTCTCTCGCCATGAGAAGAACAAAAGTGGTGGGGAGAACGATGCTGGATATATTGCTTGGTTGTTATGGGGAGGAGATGCCGGGAGGGCATGGGCTAAACGCATCATTAAGATGGTAGAAAGTCGTAATACAGGCCAATGAGCGAATACGTGCGCGTCATCGAGCAAGAAGATGAAGGTATTGGCGTGATGCAGGCTTTGGCCATTCTTTCTGCTAACGAACACCGCAATACTTCGCGATGGGAACTAGTGGAGAAGCAATGTTTCAAGAATGGTCGCCTTGATGAAACCCATATCTATGTGATGAGCGTCTACGACAAGCCCGACCCTCATTTCGATCCGACTAAGTTTCTTACGTTTGAAATTGAGGCAATGGCAAAGTCATACATTATGGAAAACATTGAAGATCAGCTTCGCGAGATTCGCGGAGAAGATGACGACGACGAGGATTAATCTCTTCGCGTGTTGAGAATGAACGAGGGGTAGCCCATCAGCCACAGCACGCTTATTCCATAGAGACCACTGAGAGTGCGAATTTGTACGCAATCCGGGGCCAGTTCAGCGCGTTCCATTCGCGAATAAGAGCTTTGGCTTGTATGCAAAGCTTGAGCTACGTCCTTCTGAGAAAGTCCGCTATTAAGGCGGGCTTCTTTAATGCGAGAAGCAATCAAAAGACGAGCTTGCTGATGCGGCATCTTAAGCACATCTACGTCGCTTTTCTTGAGCAGCAGCATTTTTCTATTCAGTCCTGAATAACTGTACAAATCATAGACGATGTTTGTTGGTAAAGTTAATATATGGACACCTTAAACGGCTTCCGTTACGACGTTTCCACCATCCAGAACTACACGTTCACGGATGAGGGTTATCTGCGCGTTAAAGCGCGGATAGCTCGCACTGGTATTCAGTCTTACACGGACGCGAACGGAGGCGTCCGCTTGGAGTACAGACCCGAAGATGAAGTGGCTGCCGCTGAGGCGCTAGACAGTTTTCGGGAGAAATGTGTCACCAAAGAACATCCTCCGGTGCTTCTTGACGCATTGAACACAAAAGACTACGCAGTTGGTTTTACCAGCGCGGATGTCTCCTACTCCGATGGCTTTGTTGAAAGTACCCTGACTGTCACTGACAAAGAGACCATCGACTCAATTATGCGCGGAGACGTGCGTGAAGTGTCGTGTGGTTACAGGGTGGACTATAGCCCCGAGCCAGGAATTACTCCTGATGGCCAACATTACGATGGCATTCAGCGGAACATTCGTGGTAATCATGTTGCTATTGTCAACAGGGCTAGAGGTGGGGCGCAAGTGCGTCTCATGCTTGATTCAGCGGATGCCGCTGTCGAAGACCTTCTATCCTCTACAGGAGTAAAAATGACCGCCAACATTGCGTTTGACGGCGTTTCGTATGAGGCTGATGCAGCTCTTGCTGCTGCTATCGCTGCCGAGCGTGAAGACGCGAAAGGTAGCTACGCCGATATGAAGCGTCAATATGAAGATGCCATGGCACAGGCTGAAAAGCTTAAGTCTGAAATGGACGCCATGGAAAAAGAAATGAAGGGCAAGTGTGATTCCGCTGAGGGTCGTGCTGATGCTCTGGCTGAGCAAGTGGAAGAGCTTTCCGCTGAACTCGCTGCTGCCAAGGAAATCAATCTTGATTCCATGGTAGAAGAGCGTGTTGCTCTCATTGAAAAAGCTAAGCCTGTGCTCGATGCAGCTTATGCTTTCGCTGGCAAAACTGCCCGTGAAGTGATGGTTGATTCCATCAAAGCAGTGCGTGGTGACGAGCTTGATCTTTCCGAGAAGAGCGACGACTACGTGCAAGCAATGTTTGATACTCTCGCTGAGGGTCGCAAAGATTCTGCTACCACTGACGAGCTGCGCAAAGCCGTAGCTTCCATTGCTTCTCCCGTTTCTGCACCTTCGTCCTACATGGACATGCTGCAAAATGCCTGGAAGAAGCCCCTTTCCATCTCCAAGGAGGCTAAGTAATTATGGCCGTAACTTTCTCTGCTTCGGGCACCGCCTCCGCTGGTGGCGTGCAACAGAGCTACGCTCTCGCGCAAACTGCACTGCTGGAAGGTCAACTGTCTGACATCCGCGACAACACCATTAGCACTCGGCTCAACGAAACTGGCGCCGTTGTTCCTTTCGGCAATCTGGCTGTGTACAACACTGCTGGTACTGTTGCCAACTCTGCTACCACCATTTCTGGCGCTTCTGACACTGTGCTGGGCGTTAACGTCCTCACCTACGTTGATGAAACCGCCCTTGATAGTAACAACCGTCCTGGCGTGAAGAATCAGCAAGCCATGAACGTGGCTAACGAAGGTGCAGTGGCCGTCTACGTGACCGGCGCTGTTACTCCCGCATCGCCCGTGCGTGTGCTGTATTCCGCTAGCGGCACTGGCAAGGCCGGTCAGTTCTCCCATGCTTTCGCATCGGGCAAAACTGTGCGCCTCGCTAACGCTCGTTTCCTCACCTCCACCACTGGCAGCGGTCTCGCTGTTCTGGAGCTGAATGGTCCGAGCTTCACCCTCTCTGCTGATTCTTGATAGGAGGCTCTTAACAATGTCTGAATTCCGTATGGATGATGCGGGCCTGTTCCTTGAGCGTCAGCTTGAGTACATTCGCCCCCAAGTTTTTGAAGTGCAGTATGCGGATATTAAATATCCCACTGTGCTGCCCGTCACTGCTGAAGCTGGTCCTGGCGCCCAGACTTTCACCTACCGCATCATGGACTCCACTGGTGAGTTCCGTCTGATTGCGGACGCTGCTGATGATCTGCCCCGCGCTGACATCAGCCAAGTGGAGAAGAGCATCAACATTCGTTCCTTCGGTGGTAGCTTTGGCTATACCGTGCAGGAACTGCGTGCTGCTCAAATGGCCAACATCGCTCTGGAGCAGCGTCGTGCTGCTGCTGTGCGCCGTGCCTATGAAGAGAAAGTGGAAAGCCTTGCTTTCTTCGGCGAAAGCTCTGTTGGTCTCGCTGGTTTCTTCAACAACTCCACTGTGGACGTGGTTGCTGCTGACAAGTGGTTCACCACTGCTGGCACCACTGCCCAAGAAATGCTTGAGCTGCTGAACTATGGCGTGACTGCCATCATCAATGGCTCCAAGATGAAGGAACAGCCCGACACCATTCTGCTGTCCTACGCGGATTACAACAAGATCAGCACCACTCGCAATTCCGATTCTTCGGACGTGACCGTGCTGGAATACTTCCTGCGTACCAACCCCTACATCCGTAACGTTGAGCCCATCAACCAGTTGGAAGCTGACAACAGCGTGCTGAACACTGACCGTATGGTTGTGTACAAGCGCGATCCTGAGAAAGTGCAACTGCACATTCCTCAGCCTCTTGAGCTGTTCCCGCCTCAACAGCGTGGTCTGGAATTCATCGTTCCTGCTCATGCCCGAGTGGGTGGCGTTGCTCTGTACTATCCCAAGAGCATGATCTACGTGCAGGCTTCTGCCTGAGGATAGTTAATCAAGAAGAGGGGCGTTAAGCTATTAGCAATTGTTTCTCTTGAACAATGCTGATTGCTTATCGTCCCGAACTTGAAAATCCCCCTCGTGATGCAGGGTTTGGCATTATTACCAAGAGCGGGCTCATTCAACTGACACCCGGTCTTAATCAGGAAATTCCTGATGAGAAATGGAAGGAAGCGAAGGAAAATGGTACTGTCAAAAAGCTTCTTGCTATTGGCGCCATTGAAGAGATGAAAGAACAAGTGATGGTAGAGGACCTGCCTGAAAATGTTCAAAGCCTTAGCGAACTTCCCCTCACGCAAGCCATTCGCGCCATTGAGCTCATCCATGATCCAGATCGTCTGGGTGATTGGAAGAAAATCGAAGGGCGCGTCCGCGTAAGGAATGCCATTGCAAAGCGCGTTGAAGCTATTCGCATTGGGAAAGCCTGATTATGGCAGTCACCTACGCAAGCTTTCTTGAGCGCTTTCCTGAATTCAGTCCACATCCATCTGGCATCGTCAATGGCGCCATTTCAGAAGCTGCTTACGATGCTTCTAGCGATGTGTTCGGGGATCAAACTGATAGAGCAGTAAAGTTCCTTGCTGCTCATATCATTGCCATTCAACTTGCTCAAATGGGCATTCAAATTGGTGCCACTGACGGCAAAGTATATGGCGAGGGGCTTGATGCCACTCAATACGGTCAGGAGTTTAAACGAATGACCAACAATCTTCCTCTTTCTTCTGTTGGGTTTGTCGTGTGAGCAATTTCCTGGAGCCACTTGCAAATGCCACTTTGGTGTTTAGTGTGGCTTCGGGCTATGCGCTTGACAATGAAACTGGTAATTACGTACCAGTGGCAAC